GAATCGTCGTGCCAGGCGTAGCGGTAGCGGCGACCTTGATGAGTCGCCCGCCTGTCGAACCTGACAAGAGTTGCTTACTGAAAGTTGCCATTGTCATTCTCTCCTAGAGGAAGCACCCGAAACCGAGGATCAGATTAGCGTCGTCACCAGACGGGCCACCAGAACTCGCAACCCATTCTAGCCCAGTTGCCGTTCCGCTGTTCGCGGTGAGAACATAACCGTCCGAACCGATCGCCAAACGAGTCGCCGTGTCAGCCGCCGAACCCACAATCAGGTCGCCCTTAGCGTCAATGATCGTGTCAGGGATTTCAGCGTTCTCCAATACCGTCACCCGGTATTCAAGCGACGTGACGACAGCAGAGCCGTCCACACCGACCTTGGCTTCTAAGGCTTCTACAGCGTCGTTCAGGTTGGCGTGTTGGGTGGCGTGCGGAACCGTCACCGAGTTCATCGCGTCGGAACTGGTGGGGTTGGTGAATGTGTCAAGGCTTGTAGGGAAGTTGGTCGCCATAGTTAGTGCCTCGTTAGGGTGATGGGATAATAACAGGTGGGCTGATCAAGACGAAGGGTGTGATTCGGTAATCGGTCTGAAAGTCGGTAAGCCACAGTTCAGGTGTAATCGAATGACGAACGCCAATCACAAACATCTTGTAAGAACTGGTTGTTCCACCAGGCGGTGTGCGAGAAATGTCTACCCTTGTCAGAAGTTCACCGTCCAGAACTGCCTTCGTAGAATGAATAGACAGTCGTGGATCAGTGGACACGCTGGTTATGCGTGCTTGTGGGCGACCCTGTTTGTCCAAGATGAATGCCGCAAGATAGTCGGCGGCCGCGTCGGTCGTCAGCGGAACATCGGTCAGAATCTTCGCACGCTCACGAAACTCGTCTACTGATGTACCGTCCGTGCGAACCTGTTCAGTTCCGGCAACAGGGGTGACGCTGACGACGTTGTACAGAACTTCGTCTGAAACACTGAAATCTATTTCGCGAATGTTCACTAAGCCAGGACCGCCAGTATCACTGAAGACGTATTCTGCGGGCTGACCAATGTTCGGATAGGCGCGCGCAATGTTGCGCCATGTGATCTTCCCATCACTGGCAATGAACAACGCCCCTTGTTCTGCTGTTTCGTATTCCTGAAGGTTTGGCAATAGGGGTCGTCTATCAGCCGTATCTTGAACGAGAAGGGCCGAGTATCCATCGTCGTCAATGTCAGTGAACTGATTCGGCCAACCCTTATCAGCAATCATGTCCCTGACGCGTTCCCACGCAGGATCGTCGTCCAGTCCTTCGTACTCAGTGTCGAAGTTCGCTAGCAGTTTCGTTGCGTCCGTCACCGAAACATTCACAGTTGCGTACTGCTGACGCGGTTCCCAACGAATGTCCCAGTTGTCTACATACCCACGAAACAGCGTGAATGTATCCCCAGACCAGGTGGCTGAAATCCGAACCTGTCGAAGCGGCTTGACGTTCGGATAGAACGGGCTTAGTACTTCATCTGGCAAGAACCTGCTATCGAAGTCAGACAGTTCTAGCGCACAAGTTCCAGCGTCGAAATGGTCATAACTGATCGAAGACTTACCGCGAACAATGTCCACGGAACGCACGGACGAAGTAATGTCGTCGAAGACTACGAATCCGTCATACCGATCTTCAGTATCATAGACAGTGACGGTGTTGTAGGCGAGAACACCACCGTAGTCAAGATCAAGAACTTCAGTTGGGAAAGACGACGACAGGTCCATCTCAACTTTCAACACAGGTGCTACACCGTCGCCAACACCGAAGTAGGTGAACTGCGAATCATAGGCGTTGGTTGTTTCATAGACGAGACTCACGACCGCCAGCCGTTCCCGTTTCGTCGTTCGTATTCTTCAATGGCACGCACAACCTGTCGGCCTACGTCCTGACCTGGTGCTACGTTCACGTTGATTGTGTAGTTATTAGTGCCGCCAGCCCTAGCCATAGCGTCGTTAGGCACGATTGTTCCAGCCGAACGAGGAACGAATAGTTCTGGTCCGAGTTCACCAACCATGTAAGGCGATCCAGCACCGACAGGACCGCCCTTGGCCCTGAACTTCACTTCAGGACCGATGTAGATTCCGTCTACGACAGCACCACCGCCACCGCCACCCCACAAACGGTCTTGACCGCCAACCTTGTCGCCAGTCTTAGGTACGCCTGTGTCACCTGTGCCAATGACGATCGGAATGTTTGTGCCTGGAATGTTCGCACCGATCGGGGCGACAGTGTTCCCGCCACTGACACCGCCACCGCTTCCTGTCGTGCCAGTGGCAGGACGAGTTGCGCTAGCAATGAAATCCATTAGCGTCTTGATCAGATCACGCATTGCGCCTTCGACACCTTGAAGTGCTGTCTGAAGTTCTCGTGCGACTGAGCGTGCGTCTTCCAGGTTCTTCTTCGCTTCGGCAATCGCAGACTGGAACAAACCCTGAACGACCACCTTCTGTTGTTCCAACGCAAGTTCAGCCTGTGCGATTTGCTGTTCATACAAGCCTTGCGTGATTGCCTTCTGGCTTGCGAAGTTCGCTTCAGCGTCAGCCAACGCTGTCGCATACATGGTCCTGACCAGGCTCATCTGACGATCGAAAGCCGCTTCAGCCTCAGACACTTCAGCCGTGAATAGAACATCAGAAGCAATCGTTCCGATCTGACCAGTGACCTGCCCAATTGTTTCCTGAATACGCTTCAGTTCACTGAGATCAGCGTCACCTAGCGACAGCAGTTTCTTACCTAATGCTGTGCCACCGTCAATACCAGCAGACAGAACCTCACGAATGATTTCGACAGGGAACGCACGATCACGCAAACCAGCCAGAACGTCACGGAACGCTTCGACTTTGCCCAGGTAACGCTTCGCCTGGAACAACGCACCACCACGCTTACCGAATGGCACAGAACCCAACGATTCAGCAGTGGACTTAGCGAAGTCTGCCTGCGCTGAACGCAGACCTTCCAGTGACGAAGCCATGTTGTCTAGGCGTGTGCGTTCCAGTTCAAGCGCACTTGGCCCACTCATCATGCGGTCAAGTTCTTCAAGTTCGGTACGCAGGTTTGCTACAGCGTCCGACGCTTCCTGATACACGCCCAACTGCGTATCTAAAGGGTTCTCAACAGCAGTGAAATCGCTGTACGCAGACCGCAAACTTGCCAACTGCGACTTCAGTTGGTCATACTTGTCCAGGCCAATGTCCAGCAGTTCTGAAGCGTTCAGCCTGCCTTCAACTTCAACACGGTTGAACTCCCTGAACCTGTCTTCAAGGTCAGCCACAGCGTCTTCCATTCGACGCACTTCAGCAACAGCGTCACGAAACTGGCTACGCAATCCAGCGATCGGTTCGATTTCGTCGCCCGTATCTTCCAACTGGTTTGCCAAACCTTGAAGGGCTTCGGACGTGCTGTTGATCAAGGCTTCCAAACCTTCACCACCAGGCAGAATGTTCACAGCCAACTTCATCGCTTCGTTCAATACTTCAGCCAAAGCGTCAGCAATTTCAGGCGCAGTCGAACTAACCAGACGGTCTGTGAAATCACGGGACAACACATCTTCTGTGAACTTCGCAAGATCAGCAACCCAGTCTTCAACCCAAGCGAACGGGTCTTCTTCCTTCGGCGCACCACCGCCACCACCGCCACCACCACCGCTAGGCGGGCGCACAGTTTCAGCCTCACGAACAGCACGCAACAAAGCACCCAGTTCGTCAATCTGCGCCATGATCGCACCGCTACGGCCACCAGTTGCCTTCAACTGGTTCACCAACACCTGTATCTGCTTCTCAATCGTCGCAGTATCTAGCGTCAATGCCAGCGCAATCTCAGGCGACAACTGATCCAAGAAGCCGATTTCACGAATAAGGTCGGTGACTCGTGCCTTGCTGAAACCAGCGGCTTCAGCACCGTCATACAACGCACGCATGATCTGAACAATGGCTGGGATAGCGTCAGAAGTCTGACCACCCAAAGCGTTCGTGTTCACAACCAGTTCACCGATCTGTTTGGCCGCTGTACGCACAGAGCGTTCAAGGTCAATCAGCGTTGTTTCACCGTCAGCCAAATCACTGAACATTCCAACTGCGTAATCTTGGGTGTCCAGCAACATCAGTTGAAGTTCGTTGGCAAGAACGTCACCCAGCAGGCCAAGTTCGTTGGCGACCTGGGCAAACGACAACGCACCTTCTTCACTACTTCCACGCAGACGATTCATCACGTCGTCAAGACCTTCAAGGCTTGTCGTCGCTACCTTCGCTTGTGACGAAACCTCAGCGGTGGTTGCGTCAAGACGAGACTGGACGTAGATCACACGGTCCACTGCGTCTTTCACAACAGCAAGAGCGTCAGCATAAGGTGTAGCACTACCCTCTGCTTCAGCCTGGGCCAACGCTGTGTCACGCAACGCCACCAGATAGTCAGTACCAATAACCGAAGCCAGATAGTCGTAAGAACTGCCAGAAGTCAATGCCTGCTGTGCTTCAGCGTTCATGGCTTCACGAGCGTCGTCGCTTGCGTCAGCCAGTGCGTCCAACTGTGTGACCAACTGGCTAGCCGCGATTGCGCTAAGGTCTTGCGCTTCAACTGCTTCAAGAATTGCTGGCACAAACGGAACGTCTGAATACTTGTTCAGAATGTCAATAACACCATTCAGCCCGTTACCGTTATTCTTCAGTGCCACACGTAGATCGTCGAAAGCGTCAGTGCCTGTCTGCGTCTGCGTAGCAATGTCTTCAATCGAAATGCCAAGTGTTGAAACAACTGTGTCAAGCCCACTTGCCGCAAGTTCAGCACCCACGAACCTACCCTGGGCAGTAGATACAGCGTCGTCCAAAGCAGGCGCGTTCTCAGCGGCATTTGCGTATGCGTCACCCAAGGCGTTCACAGCGTCCACCAGGGCCAACGTCGGATCGCCAGCAGAACGCAGAGTCTCAGTCAGTCTTTCCTGACGTTCCTTGGCTTCCTGTGCGCGGTCACTCATTGCCTTGAACGCCATGCCAACACCGACAGCGACAGCAGACGCACCCAAGAACGCAGGGTTCTTCAACAAGGGCAGGATCGTCGCCAAACCTGTCTTGAACGCACCCATTCCTGCTGTTCCAGCAGTCGTCGCCATAGCGATCTTCAGGGCGGCAAACGCCTTCATCATGCCACCAATGGCGATAAGAACAGGGCCAGTTGCGGCGGCTAGGCCACCCATGACGACGATCACTGTCTTGATCGGACCAGGCAACGACGAGAAGCCACGCGCAACCGTGGACAGAACGCTAGTGATCTTCTCCAAGATCGGAAGCACAATCGGCACGAGAGCCTGACCAAGCGAAATCATTGCGTCCTTCAGGCTTGCCATAGCCTGCCTGACCTGGAACGCACCCGTACTACTCATGGCACTGAACGCCTTATCAAGATCGCCAGTGTTGTCTGTCAGGTTTGCGAAGATTGTTTCAGTGCTGGCAGTCGCTTCACCGAACAGCGACATGACACCAGTCAGCGCACGAATGTTGCCGAACACCACGCCTGCGGCTTCTTCGTTATTTCCGAACGCTTCAGTCAGCAGTTCCAAACCAGCCAGCAAGCCTTGTTCACGAATCGTTTCACGCAGGAACGAACCAGACAAACCAAGGTCATTCAACTGCTGTTCAGCCTGCTTCGCAGGATTCAGCAACGACGACAAGATTCCCCGAATCTGGGTGGCGGCTTCGTTCGCGTCTGTACCGTTTCGTGACATGGCTGCGAAAGCGGCTGACACTTCCTCAAACGAAACACCCATCGCAGACGCAATCGGAAGAACACGAGGCAACGCACCAGCCAACTGGTCTGCTTCCATCTTGCCTTCACGAACGGCGGCCACGAGTGCGTCAGTTGCTTCTGAAGCAGTCAGGTTCGCAGAACCGTAGGCGTTCAATGCTGACGACACTGTGTCAGCAATGATCATCGTTTCACCCAGGCCAACTGCTGAAGCCTTCAACGACTGTTCAAGAACAGCCATAGCGTTCGATCCAGTGATACCGGCAGACGCAACGAAGTACAGGGCTTCAGCGGCTTCAGGTGCTGAACGCCCGAACTCCATAGCCATAGAACGCACGTCGCCTTCCATAGCCTGAACTTCTTCAGCCGCTACACCCACCAAACCTGTGATGGAAGCCATGCTGAACTCAAAGTCATTTGCCAACTTGATAGCCGCCGCTGACGCACCAACAACAGGCAACGTCAGACCAAGCGACAACTTCTGTCCAGTTGCCTGAAGTTTGCTACCCAACTGAGCGAAGTTGCGTGTCGCAACAGCCGACGCACTATTGAGCGCAGACATTTCACGGGCGTAGCGTTCGGTCGCAGACTCAACACCCTTGATCTTGGCTTCAAGACCCAGGTAACTGTTGCTTAGGTCGTCTGCGACACGAACGCCTTTCGCGCCGAACTCCTTTGTGGCTGTGGTCGCCTTATCGAAGGACGCTTCTGCGTCACGACCGACAGCCTCTGCTGTATCACCGATCTTCTCTAGAGACTGAACCGCTTCCTTGATTCCGCGCTTCAGGTTCTTGTCGTCAAGACCTAGTTCTACATTGACGCGCCCAACATTCCCGTCAGCCACAACTATCGTCCTTTGCGTGACTTAGCACGCTGTTGTGCTTGCTGACGTTCGCTGGCTTCAATCTTGAATAGGGCAATCCATTCGACAAACTCTGAACTGCTCATGTTGTCCATAAGTTGTCCAACGGTCATGCCGAGTTCCCTTGCTAGGAAGAAGTAAGCGCGTCGTTCTGGGTGGGTTCGCCCGTCTGAGTCGGGGAACCCAAGTAGGATTTCCCCGCTTCGTCGATCGCCTTCTCCTTCAGGCCAGAGACTTCAAGGCAACGCCCAACCAGGTTGTCAATGACAGCACCTGATTTCTCAGTCATAAGCCACGACAGATCGTCTTCATCGAAGACAGGTTCGTTCGTTTCAGGGTCATAGACGCACGAAACGAGAATCCCGCCGTACACCTTCTCAACACGCTGAACACCTTCTTCAGATTGGTCCTGAGACGCCGCTACGAAGGCGGCCCGCTGACGCACGCTCATGGAACGCACTTCAACAGCCACGCCCCATTCCGGCACGTCCACGACTTCAGACTGAATGTCGCGTGCTGATCTGATCTTGTCTCGCATGGACACTAGGTCACACTCCTTCTATTTGTTGGTTATGCGAATCAGTAAGTACCGCGAGTAACGTCGCCCGTAACCTGAAGGTCAAGAGTGAACGTCACCACGTCACCAACAGGGTTGCTGACGCTGTAGTTCGTCACGATCGCCTCACCAGTGTACTTGACATTGGTGGCGGTCGAACCCGCAGGGCCGTAGACGAACGAACGAGTGGCGGGCTGTGCGCCACCCATGATGTAACCGTCCACCGTTGCGTCCCAGATTCCGCTGACCGAAATGGTCGCGTCCTTCAGGCCGACGATGTACGACTTGCTGGTGGAACCGAAAGCGGTCGTTTCAGCAACGTCAATCGTTTCGGGGAAGTCCACGCTGGTCAGCACGTTGCTGATGTTGCGCGAGACACCGCCAGTGTCGTCCAACTCAAAGTCAGTGGACTTACCGTGTACGAAAGTGGGCATTACATTTCTCCTTGATTAGAAGCGGGCGAACCCGATGTGAAAGGTGATGGAACCAGACGAACCCGCTGTGCTTGCTGTGGCTCGCACATAGCGGTTCACCGTGCCGGTGACAGGACTCAACTGCTTGGTAAGGGTTGAAGCACTGACAGCGGTGAAGGTGATCAGATCGGCCCAACTGCTGTTGTCAGCAGAGTGCTGGACCTTGATTGTGGTTGCGCCACCAGCAATGGTGTTCGCAGTGACATGAAGGACACCCATCGCACCAGCCGTGCTAGAAGCACCATTGTCCACGCTGGCAAGGTTGCCCAACGAACCGAACGCAATAGACGTGCCAGCGGTCAGCATGACACCGCCGTAGATCCCGTAGGTCTGATTGGCAACAGCGTCAGTCGAAGCGTTGAAGTCAGCGGTCACCGACGAAACGTCAGCGACAGGGCTACTGATTGAATAGTTCGTTTCGTGAACACGACCAGTCACACAACGCTTCCCGATCGTCCCGAACTCAAACGCAACGGTGACCAGCGGGGTCGTGGCAGAACCCAGGATTCCCTGAAGCACTTCGTCGGACCCACCAGTGTCCTGCGAGTACAATCCGCTAAGGCTTAGCGTTGCGTCCTGAAGACCGCTGATGTACGACTTGGACGACGCAGTGAACGACGTGGTTTCAGCAACGTCAATGCTCTGAGCAACGTCAGCAGAGTTGAAGAACGTGGACAGGTTGTACTGATCAAGGAGAACGCCAGTCCCCTTGCCGTGAACGAATGTGGGCATTACGACTCGCTTCCTGCGTCGTCGGACGCTTCAGCGACGACTTCGACCGTCGTCGGCTCAGGGGCAGGGGCAGGCTTCACGAACTTCTTCGACCCGTCTGCTGGTTCCAGGTAACCCTGGTCCACCAGCCAGTCGGCCTGCTTCGCAGTCAGTTCGACTTCATCGCCTGGTTCGTATCGCTTGTTGGCGACTTCGATACCGCTGACACCATCTGCGCCACCAGTGACCTTGAATCGCATAGAACTCCCTTGGGAACGTCATGCGACCACTCTGGCGAGATGGTCACACGGACACCTGGGGCGACGAAGCGCACTGCTGACTGCCCTACGGTAACACTGACCAGGGGCAGGGTCGCTGTAACTCCTGCTCAGAGTGGGGTTCTACAGGGGTGCTTGAATCTGCTACACCTATCTGCTTAGAATGACGATAGTGGAATCAACTACCCAAGGAGAGCGACGTGACCACTGAAGAACAGCAAGCGTGCGATACCATCAGCAGGCACATCACCCTGCTGTTGAACGCACTCAACAGTTACCAAGTCGGACTTCATGACGACCACCCTGAGGATCGCAAGGTGATCTTCAACCTGTGGGACGCACGGGAAGCCCTGCTGACCATCGCCCGAATCAAGAAGGAAGCGAACGCATGACCACCTACACGATGGGCGACACGCTTCAGGTCGGGTCGCAACTGGCGAATGGCGCAATCGTCGTTGCTTGTACGCAACTCGCAGAACGTGAACCAGGCGAAACATTCGCAGTCTGGGTTGCTGTCTGTGTTCGTTCGGGGAAGTTCCACCCATTCGTCGTGTGGAACGTCGTCGCTAATCACGAAGGATTCTTCGCTCAGTCAGGCGACTACTTCCACCACGTCATTGAAGCCCTGGGCTGTTACCAGAATCGGGGTGGTTCGCTGTGAGCCACGCACAGACAACGATCTACCGCCCACGACCGCTGACGAACTACACGCCACGCTGGGTGTCTCTCGTGATCTGGGCGAACTGGATTGGTTTCGTGGCTTCCTGCGCCATGTTGCTTGATCATGCGTTTGCTGTGATCCCTGCTATGGTCACATTGCTGACCATGAATGTGCTATCCAAGGCTCGTTTCGATAGTCCCCCACATCGGAACAAGTTCAAC